GCTATACATGTACTTAAAAGTATTTGCCATCAGAAACCCCTCCCCACTCTAAAGGGATTGATCATCTCAATTTTTTGTAGAGTATGAGACATTTATAGGTTTTTTATTTATTTAGTATGAACTTTCCATACTGAATTGAGAGGAGATCATCCAGTTCATCCTTTTGTACAATATAAACTTGACCTGCAAGTTCTTCCCAAGTATATTGACGATACTTTCTCCAGTGAAAGTTAAGACCACCAAATCCCCATCGATATAATTCTGTTACTGCGACTAATGGATGCTGGTCATAAGAAATTCCAGGAGTCTTTGCATTATAAACAAAGGTACAGAACTGACCCACCTCTGGAATTGGTGTGACGGTATTATTAAGTGCTTCCATAATCATTAACATCTGATCTTCTTGATCATGAGTTTCATTCAACTCATTGATTATGGGTTCGATACGATTCATTTGATACCTAACTCGTCTTCTGTGATGATCTTAAATTCAATTCTTCTATCAGCACAAAACTCTTGAGCAGCTCTCCACTTTGCTTTGTTGACTTCCCAAGTTGTACACTCATAGATGTATGATTTGGTTTGTCTCTTTGGTCTCTTTGGTGGTTGAGTTTGTTTCTTCGGTTTCACTTCAATCACATAGGTCTTGATTTGACCTGTACTTTCTTTTACTTTGATGATGAAGTCTGGATAATACTTATGAATTCTTCTGTCAACAGGTGAAACGTATGGGATATGAAACTCTTCACTTCCCCATTGGAGAATGTTTTCGTTCAGATCACACCACCTACAAAACTTGCGTTCCCAACTACTTCGGCATATAATATTGTTGGGATCACCCTTATATTTACTTGGAAATGACGGTCTGTATTTACTCTTGATACTTTCTGCCATACATAATATATAAGGTTAAAAATTATTTATAGATGCCTACTCCAAGGTCTGTATCAGACATTAAATCTAATTTATTAAGACCTGCCCTTACTTCTCACTTTGAGGTACAACTTTCGTTTCCTCAAGCACTTAGAAGTTTTCTTGGTGTCGATCAAGAGAGCGTAAATTTATCGTGTTGTGAGACAAGTCTTCCAGGATCTCAGTTAGCAACTCTTGAAAATAATAATGATCGCACTGGTGTAACAGAAAAGCACGCATATAGAAGACAGTTTGATGATAGAATTGATCTGACATTCTATGTGGATGCTAAAAACTACACAGCAATTCGTTTCTTTGAAGGATGGATTAGTTATATTATGAATGAGAATCAGGATGAAAATCCGTTCTCTGGTGGAGGAGGACCTACTGCTGATGCACCACTAAGCCTTGCATCAAAAGAATATAATTATAGGGTAAAGTATCCCAATGATTATATTGCTGATCAAGGATTGAAAGTGATAAAGTTTGAGAGAGATTATCAACAGCAATTGACTTATGAATTTATAAGGTCATTCCCTTTGAGTATCTCATCAATGCCAGTTTCGTTTGATGCGTCATCTCTTTTGAAAGTCAGTGTATCAATGAGTTATATCAGGTACATTGTACTGAAGACTCCAAGTAAAACTGGATCACAAGGAGGATCTAATCCCGCCAATCGATTCAGTCCAGAAAATCAAGCACAATTTAACGTACAATCATTCACTAATTTATTTGGGAATAATCTTCCACTTGGTGTAAACGATCAACTCAGGTCCATACAATCTGGATTTGCTTAATAAATAATAATACTGAAAAATTCTATAGGACATCATGCCTTTACCAAAGATTGCCACACCGGTATATGAACTTGAACTACCATCAACAGGACAAACGATCGAATACAGACCTTTTCTTGTAAAAGAAGAGAAAGTTCTTGTGATTGCTTTGGAGAGTGAAGATACCAAGCAAATCACAACTGCGATCAAAAACGTCATCAAGAATTGTATCAAGACAAAAGATATCAAGGTAGAGAATCTTCCTACCTTTGATATTGAATATTTGTTTTTGAATATTCGTGGTAAGTCTGTTGGTGAAGAGATTGAAGTAAATGTTACCTGTCCTGATGATGGAGTAACTCAAGTTCCCATCAAAATTAATCTGGATGATATTCAGGTTCAAAAGAACGAGGATCATACGAATAGAATTAAAGTGGATGATAGTATTATGATGGAGATGAAGTATCCATCTCTTGATCAGTTTATCAAGAACAACTTTGATTTTGATGAAAAGAATGCAATGGATCAATCATTTGATTTGATTGCAACTTGTATTGATAAAATTTTTACTGAAGATGAAGTTTGGGCAGTAGAAGATTGTTCTAAGAAAGAGATTGTAGAATTTCTTGAGCAAATGAATTCCTCACAGTTCAAAGAGATTGAGAAATTCTTTGAGACCATGCCTAAGTTATCTCATTCACTAAAGGTTAAAAATCCAAAGACCAAGAAAGAAAATGAGGTAGTAATTGAGGGATTAGCGGGTTTTTTCGCATAGCCCTGATCCATATGGATCTGGAGAACTATTACAGACTAAACTTTGCTTTGATACAGTACCATAAATATTCATTAACTGAGATTGAAAACTTGATGCCTTGGGAACGAGACATCTACGTTGCATTATTACAACATCATCTTGAAGAAGAAGAATTAAAACAAAAGCAAAGGAATGCCATCAAGTAAATTCGGTTCTAAGTTCTTAGGTGAAGAAAGATACCAGCAGTATGTTGACGAACTTACTGCTGATGGAACCATTGGTGGTGAGCAATTATCTCCTGAAGAGAGAAAAGAAGGGTTCAAAAAGAGAAACGATAAGATAGGATTTCAAGAATTTGTAGAGAACGTATTAGATAAAAAGCAAAAAGCATCTTCATCAGGCACTGGAAAAGAATTACCTGGCGGTAGTCGTGGTGGTGCGATATTAAAAAGATCAACCTCTGGGATTGATGTAAGTAAGATCACTCCTGCGGCAGCTGCGGGTGGTGGTATACTTGAAGAGATACTGAAGATTGTCACGTCTATTCGAGACACTCTTATAGAAAAGAATGAGTTTGATGTAGGTCAGTCTAAGAAAGATAGTCAAACTGCAGAGAGAACAAAGAGAGCGAAGAAAGAAAAAGGATTAGAGTCTGGCATTTTCAAAGGTCTGGCAAAAGCAACTGAGAAAGTTCTTGCTCCAGTCAAAGGAATGTTTGAAAAAATCTTTGATTTTATCAAGACCGTTATCTTAGGTAACATCGTAATGAACATCCTTAAGTGGATGGGTGATAAAAAAAATAAAGAGAAAATTGATAATCTTATTAGATTCTTCAAGGACTTTTGGCCTGCCATTGTTGGAGCATACTTATTATTTGGAACTAAGTTTGGTGGTTTAATTAGAACCATTGGCGGTTGGGCACTTAAAATTATTCGATTTGCTGTGCCAAAACTGCTGAGATTTGTCACACGGAATCCGAAAGCAGCAGCGGCATTGGCAGTTGCTGGTGGTGTTGGAATGTTGGGCACAAGAATATTAACGGGTACAGAAGTTGATGGTAGTGAAGAACCATCTGAAGAAGATCAAACTCCTGAACAACAACAGGAAGCAGAGTTCAAAGCAGCACAAGCAAGAGCAGCAGAAAGTTTAAAAGAAACAGAAGAAACAGAAGAAACAGAAGAACCAGCAAAAATGGCCAAGGGTGGTAAAGTCCCTGGATCTGGAAATAAAGATACGGTTCCTGCAATGCTCACGCCAGGTGAGTTTGTGATGAGTAAAGGAGCAGTTGCAAAATATGGTGTAGATACGATGAGATCTATGAATGCTGCTGGAGGTGGAACTGGTATTCCAAATCTTATGTCAAATGGTGCATTTGGATATTCAAGTGGTGGTGGTCCTGGCATAGAACCATCTGAAGAACCTGGTGGTAGAAACAAAGAGGGAACAGAAAAACCTTCTGGTGGTGAAAATTTCCTAACCTCATTCTTAGGTGGCATGGGTGGCATGTTTGGACAAAAGGGTAAAAAGGAAAAACCATCATCCGAAGAAACTCCATCAGGTAGTAGTCTGACAGAAACTCAACAGAAAGCACTTCAGGTTCTTGCCAAGTATGAATCTGGAGCAGCAGGATATGATGCAGTAAATCAAATTGGAACTGCTGGTGGTAGAGGAGTTAAAGGATTCTCGGGTGACATTAAGAAGATGCCACAACATGAGGGTAGATCACTGACAGATTTTACCATAGCAGAAATTAAAAAACTGCAATACGATGACAAAACAATGTCTGATGATCAATGGACAGAAGCTGGTAAACTTCATGCTGTTGGTGCATATCAATTCATTGGCAACACTCTTCCTGGAGTTGCACAGAGAGCAGGTATACCAGACAATGCTAAATTTACTCCTGGTGTTCAAGATCTCATGGCACTTCAGTTGATGAAGGAACGTGGAATTTCTCCTTGGGTTGGACCAAGTGATAAAGCAACTCCTTCCGAAAGAGCAATAGTAGAGAAAGCAAGATCTGAACCTATAGCATATGATCCATCAATGTCTACTGGTGGTGCAATCACTGCTTCTGCATCAGGAACTGCTCTGAGTAGTACAAGTTCAAGTAGTGGAGCGTCAAGATCTGTTTCAAGTGGTTCTTCTTCAGGGGGTTTAAGTGGTTCGGGTGGTAGTGGTCCTAAATTCGATTATAAAAAAATAAGACAAGAACTTGGAATAAAGAGTGCATCTGTTTCTAAACCATCAAGACCATCATCAACCGCAGCATATACACAGATGCAACAGGGACAACAACAGAGTCCTCAGAAGACTGAGAAATCTCAGTCACCAGGTATTCCCTCATTTGATGCTGCTGCAATGTCTTCCTCTAAGAAGATAAAAACTTTAGGGATAACGGTGTAATTCATGGCAATTGCTGCTCAGAAGTTACTTCCACAAAAGACTGGCGGGGCAATGGTCCCGATAAACAAAAGTGCTATCACAAAAATTACTCCAATAGGAGTAAAAAAACCTCCAGCTGCTGATCCTGCTGAGGGAGAAGAGAAAGACACTCTTGTAGTAATAAAAGAGAGATGTATTGAAATAGATACTCTTCTAAAAGGATCTCTTGCACTTGATAAAATCAGAGCAGATCAATCACGAAAGAAAACAGAAAAACAAACACGTTCCAAAAAAGAAACTGAATTAGAAAAAAGTGACGACAAAGATGAAAAGAAAGGAAAAGGTCTTAAACTTCCTAAGATAAGTTTCTTTGATCGTATCAAGAATTTTATTAAGAATGTTATTCTTGGTTTTATTGTAGTCAGGTTATTAAAGTTTGCTCCACAAATAGCAAAAGTTGTATCTTTCTTGAAACCTGTTGCTAAATTTATCTTTGGTATTGGTGAAAAACTATTAGAGGGATTTGTTAATCTTGTTGACTTTGGATATAAGATTTACGACTCTGGTAGAAAGTTTATTGGTGATAAGTTAGGTGAAGATGCATTAGCAAATTTTGACAAACTGTCTGGTGCAATCAATACAATGCTGAACTTGGCATTGATTGCTGCCATGGCAACTATGGGTGGTCGTCAACGTGGACCAAGAAGAAGACCCAGAACCAAACCAAAGAGAATTAGATCTACAGGTTTCAATCGAATTGGTCAAGGAAATATAGTAGACAAAGAAAGAATTAAAAAGTTAAAAAAACAAGGAAAAATTAAATTTGGTGATAATTATGTTAAAGACATGGCCTTTCAACGTAAGAAGGCACAAGACGATATTGTTAAGAGATACTCTAAAAGATTTGGTGAAAAGGCTGCTGTTGAGAGATTTAGTCCTGATGAATTAAAATCCGCAGGAATAAAACCAAAACCAAAAGGGTTCTTTGGTAGAATTGGGCAGGGATTTTCTGATCTTGGTACAGCAACTAAAGACCTTGCAACCAAAGGCGTTAAAGCACTTGGTGGCGGATTAAACTTTTTATCTGGTGGTAATCTTGGTAAGTTTGGAAACTTTCTACAAGATCAATATAAGAATGCATCTAAATTTGCACGAGGACAATACGATAAGGTTGCTCAAGTTGCTTCAAACTTAAAAAATAAAGCCTATCAAGGCATCGATAATTTTAAAAAGGGAGCTGCTAATATTGCAGATAATGTAAAAAAAGCAGCAATCCAAAAAGTTATAGAACCTTTAAAACCAATTTTTGAACCAATATTAAATCAGGTAAAAAAAGTTGGTGAAAATATTATGGGTGTCTTAAGAAAGATACCTGGATTTGAACTCGTAGACAAGGTTCTAAGGAAGAATGGTATAAAAGGTATTGGTGATGCGAAAGGACTTCTCAAGAAAGTAGGTGGAAAAGCAATACCAATTGTTGGTGGTATCGTTAACCTCTTATTTGCATATGATAGATTAGCTCAGGGAGATTTGATTGGAGGATTACTTGAGGGTGCATCTGGTGTTCTTGATTTATCTGGTGCATTTGGATTCGTTCCTGGCCCTGGTATTTCTATGGGTATTGATGCATATATGTTTGCCCGTGATTTTATTCCTCAAATTCAGGAGACTGAAGGAAAAGTTGTAAATGGATTAGGTCTTGGTGGATTAAAAGGTCAATTAGAAACCGTAGCTAAAAAACTTCCAGATCTTTCTACCATTGCAAAAATGTTTACTGGTGGTGATCCAAAAAAACCAATGATTGGTGATAAGGGAGATACTTCAGGAACTGATAAACCGAACCTTGGTTCTACTCCTACTACATCATCAGGAAATAGTGATGTTAAAGTTGGAGGTAGTAATGTTGTCGCCATTGGTAAAGACTTGACTAATAAAGGATTTACTGTTGCAGAACATCCAGATTTTACTAAGGATACATCTGGTGGTGCATATACTCCTGGTGAGGGATCAGTATCTAATGTTCATAAAGGTCGTGGCCACTATGAATCCAGAGCAATTGATGTCACTAATTTTAAGGGAGGAGACCCAGGGTATAAACAATCATATCTTCCTGTATTGAATTCACTTGAGAATAATTCTGCAATCAAAATGCTAATTCATGATACATGGGGATTCTACAAAGATGGTGGTAAGTCTGGTCCTGGATCATATGGACACCCTGAACATATGCACATTGAAGTAAAGGATAAAGGTGGATTCATTGGTAAGGGACTGTTTAAAAATATGGGTGGTATTGAATTTGTTCTTGATCATGACACCACAAAGGCACTTGAGAAGAAACTTCCTGGATTCTTGGATGCTATAAACAAAGCAGATGGAAAATCAGTGATGGATGTTCTTGGAAAATATGCATCATATGATATGCCAGAAGTGATTCCAGTTCCTATCCCACAACCAATTCAAAATGCTGCTTCTGATGCGTATGGGAAGGCAAAGTCAGCAGTGACTAATGTTATCGTAAAGAGTAAAGAAGCATTCAGTGACATTCTTTACATGCGTTAAATAGAAATAAGAGGTAATACACATGGCAGATACTAAAGTAACAGGTGCTCAGTCTACTCCTGCTTTTATTGAGAGATTGGATGTCTTCTCAAATAAAGATCAGGGTAAGACTGTATCTATTGTAAATGGTGCAGTACAACTGATGTACTATGAGAGTCTTCTACAGGACTCTGTGATGGCAACTGTTACTTTCTCCGACTCAGGAAATTCAATTGATGAGAAGAGTGCCTTAGAAGGTCTTCCTATCGTAGGAACTGAGAAGGTAATCTTCAAAATTAAAGACAATAATGAAGAGCAAATAGAATTTACTTTCTATGTTAATAAAGTAACTCCTGTAGCAGACCAGGCAACAAAGGGAATGGTCAATCTTCACTTGGTTTCAAAAGAATATATTCTCAATGATGAGGTTAGAATTAATAAAAGATTTGATGGTAAGGTATCAGAAACAGTCAAAGAGATACTGACCAACTTCTTAGAAACTGAAAAAGACATCACCGACATCGAAGATGCAACAGAGTTGAATGAGATTCCTGGTCAATGGAAACCATACTACACATTAAACTGGTTATCCAAAAAGTCTGCTCCTTCTGCTGCGACTCCTGGTAAAACTGCAGGATTTTTCTTCTACGAAACATCAAAAGGATATCATTTCAAATCAATTGATACTCTACTGAGTCAGGAGAAGAAGAAGTCGATTATCTATAATGAAACTCCTGACTCAAGAGGTGCTAACATCCCAGAGGGATATGATATGAAAGCATTGACATTCTCTAAGGACAATCGCATCAATGTTCAAGAAAAGATGCAGGCAGGATTTCAATCAACACGAATCGTTTTGTTTGATCCATACACCTGTAAGTATGAAGTCTTGAATCCAAAGGCTACAGGAGATGATGGAGTCGAGGATTCTCTAAAGAAAGGAGGAAAGGAACTACCAGTTCTGAACCCAGAGTTTAACCGTGAGGGGAAGAACAAACAGTTCTCAAGGACAACTTATATTGTAAAAGACACTGGAACACTACCATCAGGATCAAGTCAGCAGCAGATTGAAAAGTCAAAGGATCCAAACTTTAGACCAGAACTGATTACCAATCAGGCAATCATGCGCTATAATCAACTGTATGCTTCTGAGATTGAGATCACTATTCCTGGTGATTTTTCTCTACATGCGGGTGATGCAATCTATTTTGATGCGCCATCAGCACAGAAGGATACAAAGAATGACGATATTGACCGCCAAATTGGTGGACTATATATTATATCGGCATTGTGCCATTTGGTTAATACCAAAGGAACTTATACCAAACTAAATCTGGTAAGAGATTCCTTCGGTAGAACTGGAAAGGCAAGAGAGGGTACAAACGAATCTGGTAAACCAGCAACTCCAACACAAACACCTGGAGTACAAACCACCTATCAAAGAACAGTATCACGATTAGCAACTGATACGACAAATACTTTCTAATAGCACTATGGAAAAAAACATCGAGACTCACATTGAAAAGGATAAAAAAATTCTTGAGGACCCAACTATTTCTCCACAGCAACGTCGCCATATTGAGGGTGAGTTGCATGAATTAGAAGATTATGCAGAGCATCATAAAAAAGAAATCGAAGCAGGAGATCACCACGATCCCAGTTATCTTGAACTATTCTGTGATCAAAATCCCTCTGAACCAGAATGTCTGGTATATGACGACTAATGGCAGAAGGAGCAGCACTATTTGATCCTGGTTTTTTAGGAACACAATTTATTTGGTGGCTCGGTCAAGTTGTCGATGACTCCGAATGGAGAGACAATATCCTGCCTGGAAAATTTGAGGATGCAAATAGTATTCCTGGATGGGGTAGAAGATATAAAGTTCGTATCATGGGCATCCATGATAAAGAAGAGGAGTCTATTCCTTCAGATCAGTTGCCTTGGGCGAGTGTCATGTATCCCATCACTGCTGGTGGTGGACAAACAGGGGCAAGTCAGACCCCCATGATCCGTCAAGGTAACTTTGTCTTTGGATTCTTCATGGACGGGCAAGACCAACAGGTCCCCGTCATCATGGGAATCATGGGGCATAATGCTCAGACTCCGATGTCAACTAAGATTGGCAAGACGGAATCTAACTTTGGTCCTACCAGTGGATATGCTGAAGGTAAAAATCCTCCAAAGGGTAATGCAAAACCAATTGCTCCTGATGATGGATTGGTTACTAAAAAACCAACCGATCCAAAGTTAGCTGCTGCACTTGCTCCTGCACCACCAGGAGTTCAACTTAATAAATTTGGGTTAAGACCAGATCAACCTCTTAGTGCAATCCCTGGTGGATTACAGGTTGCAAATGATGCCAGAGAGGCAGCAAGGAACGAAGGTAAGTCGTTTCAAGAAGTAGAAGATGCTGCTATGAAAGCAGTTGCAGACCATACTGCAAAATTAAGGAGACAGCAAGAATCTCCATCTACACCAAGCACTGGTAATCCAACAAAAGAGAATCCCGATGCAGTGCATCAACTCTCTGCAGCAGATACAAAGAGAGAAGCAAAGATAAAAGAATGTATCGTTATACTGAAACCAGACCCCGATCAGTTCGTTCAATCAGCAGTGTCTGCGATTCAAACAACTATCAAAACACTGACAGAAAGACTTAACTCATATCTCAGTGCTATATCAAGTTATATTGACGCGGTATCAAGTGCGATTGAGGATGTACAAAAATTAATTAGTGATGCTGCTTGTCAGATTGCTAAGTATATGAAGGTTTTGTTTGATAAGGTGATGGAGTATGTCCTCAAGATTCTGAACAAGACATTAGCAAAAGCAGTTGCAGCACTACCAACTCATATGAGATCAATGTTTGGTGATATGAAAGAAAAAATTACCGAACTGATTCTTTGTTTGTATGGTAAACTAACTGGAAATCTTTGTGGATTAATTCAAGGTATTCTTGATGATGCCTTAGATATGGGTAATGCAGAAAGAAAAGCAAGAGAGAATGTAGATAACCCACAAAATGATCAAGTGAAGAGACAACCTCAAGTTGGAACTTGTTATGCTGAGGATTTAATTGGTCAGGCACTATATGCAAGTAAAAATGAAATTGAGAGTGCAAATAATAACTTACTCGATAACATTAATTCTTTCTTAGAAGATATTCAAGATGAATTAGCAGGGGTAAGTGGTGCTCTCTCTGATATTACAAACCTTCTTGGTGGTATCAGTGGTAGTATGACCTCTGCTCTCAGTTTCAGTAACATATCCCTGAACGTATTTGGTTGCGAATTGACTCCAAACTTAGCAGTGTCTGACAAGTATTGCATGGCTAATGGTGGATCAGCACAACCAGATTCATCTCTACCAAGTGCTAAGTCCATTGAGAATGCGACAAATAGGGAGAATGATACTCCAAGAGAAACACCAGGAGAGACTCCATTCGCATCACCACCAACATCTCAACCTGATATTGATCTTGATTGATACTCCAATAACACAAGAAGAAAGAGATGCCGTGGCACAAGTCAATATTATTGACGCACAAGGAAATACCATCGGAACCATCTCATAAATACACAATATGAAGGCAAAGTATAACCGATAATGTCCTTTAATATCTTCGGACCTGCATCTAAATCTGACATCAGGGTTGGTTATATTGACCCTGAGAGAGGTTTTGTCGGCAATCTTTCAGTATATGAGGCAAATAAGTACGCAAAATTAAATCCAGGAACTACTTTTATCTTTAGGAGAAGAGATAAAATTCGGTTCATGAATATTAATGGAGTCAATGCATTAACTCCAAAAGACTTACTACCATCTAATTCTGCATCGGGAAGTGATGGATGTGATGGCATAACAGGTCTTGACATTTATGAGGATGGATTTGGTGGCACTGGAACTGATGGCACTGGAGGTGGTACTGATGGTGGATTTGGTGGCACTGGAACTGATGGCACTGGA